GTCAGAATGTCGTCGGTCGCATGCTACTCTCTCTTTGTTTACTGCGTTTAGGTTGCCGCGAAGAAGAAGTCGTCAACTTCTGCAAACAGCTATCCGAGCGTAGCGTCGTCGATGTCTTCATCTCCATCATTGCGTACGACAAGAAGGATTCTGGCGCCCCTCACACCCTCGTCGACAACTGCCTCTTCAACCTCTCTGTCATTCTTGATGTGCTATCCGATTTCCGTGTCCTACTCATCAAGGGCGATGACTCTGTTGCTTTCGGTTCGAACATCAAATTCGATCGCGAGCGCGCATCATGGTACACCAAGAACTGCAATTACCAGTTCAAACCGGATGTCTCTGATAGCGGCGAATTTGTTTCTTTCATCGTGAACAGCGAAGGCGCTTCGTATGATCTTCCTCGTCTCGCCAGCAAAGTCTTTTCGCGCGTGTACACCTCCCCAAAGGACTTCAAGGACTACCGCGACGCTGTTGGAGTTACGCTTGCTCATAACCCCTTGACTGCCGGAATCAACATGCTTCGAGTAAACGCTCTTCATTACAACCGACCCGAACCCGAGATGGACATCCTCTTGTCCGCTCTCCACCGCTTTTCTCGAGGTGAGATCCCCTTTAGTTCCCTTATCAAACGTGAACAACGCCAAGTCATCGTGGACACTGCTCAAATTCACGCTCCTCCTTCCATGCGCACCCAGGTTGCCCGGCAGACTGCCCCCGTCCGCTACGCTGCCGCAAAGATCACAGCCGCCGTGGGAGACTTGATTATAGGGTAAATTATAATCATGAACTCCGCACGCCCCCGCAACCAGGCCACTGTTCGCAAGGTCGTCAAGACCCTGAAGAACATGAAACTCGCACCTAAGCCTAACAAACCACGCAAATCCGCTCCCCCTCGCAACAAACGCAACATGTCTCGCCCCAACATGTCCGAAGTGCATTTTCAGGACACCGAGCGCCTGCTCACTGTCACCGTACCGCCTTCTTCCGCTCCCGGCGCCCTCCTCGCGCTTATCCCGGTTAACCCTCTCACGCCACCCCGCTTGCAATCCGTCGCCCGCCAGTTTGACACGTGGCACGGCACCATGTCCCTCGAAGCCGAAACCACCGGAAATGCCTTCTCTAAGAATTACGTCATCCTCCGTCATCTTCCCAACGGCGACCCATCTCAAGTGCCCGTGCAACCCGAAGCCCTCCTCAACACTGTTGAAGCTGGTGGTCGTCCGACCGATACCCAGCGTCTGCAGCTCGATTCTAATCGCAAAGCCGTTGTTGTCGCTTCCTGGCGCCACAGCTACAATAAAGACAAGCCCATCGTCGACCCCGATGCTAACGACGCCAACAACGGTCTCTTCCTTCTCGTCTCTAACGGATCACCCGGCACTGAGTCCGTTGATGTCGTCCTCCGTCTTCGCTACAACATCCGCTTCTATGGTCCCGTTGCCAAACCACTCGTGATTGATGCTTCCATCGACCTCTACTCGTCCACGGGTACGCTTACTTCTCCTTGGAACGGCTCCTCCTTCGCTGGTCCAGGGACCAACTATCTCCAATGGGACGAACCAACCGCAACCCTCACTATCCCGAAAGGGAAGTACCTGCTTTCCGTCCGTGTCACTGGCACTGGACTTTCCGCCCTCGGTTCTGCGGTCGCCACCAACTGCACTCTTGGCGCCGCTGCGACTCAGCTCACCACCACTTTCATTTCCCGTGTCTATACTTTAAACGTGCCGATCTCCGGCACCCTTCGTCTAGACCAACCCGTCACCGGTACCACAATCACCGGGGCCTCCTTGTACCTCGCACCTTTCAACGCCTAGGTACCTCCCGCGACTTGCTGATAAAGTAACATCTACGCCATTCAGCAACGCCCCTCAACTCCTTGTAAGAGTATAAACCTAATGCCTCCGTAATTCCATTACCGGAGACTAGAAACCGCTCCTCCATCGCGGCGCAACGCATCACATCAGCGTTGCAGTCTACGGAC